AATTCGTGGCAGTAAATTTCGGGTGCAATCCGTGAAGCCCAATCAACTACGCCTGAAACTTTTGCAAAGGAAAGAAGCATGAGCAACACGCCCAATCGAATTGAAATTTACAACATCGAAGGAAAAGTCAAGCGGACGGCAAAAACTGTCGTGCTTGAAATCAATACAGGAAGCACAGTTTTAGAAATGCACTTTGGCGATCCAGTTCAATTGATGAATTTTTTTGTTCTGATGATTGAAGATATGGCGAAAGTGTTTCCTGAGTTTGAAGCGTCGAAACTCTGGAATGATGATAGTTTCAAATAGAGCGGCGCATAACACAGCGTGCAGGCGACAAGGGCGGGCGGTGGTTCTTTACTGCCAAAGTTAGGTGGCTTCTATGAGACACAGGTTATATCGTTGGTTTATGGAGTTTGCCCATCGTCACGGATGGCACAAAATGGATGAGTTTCATCCCGAAGGTGATACCTTGTTGTGGTGTCAATGGTGCGGGTTACGCGTGGTAACTGAGCGCCGCCTAACAAAAGATGCACCCGACTTGGGGTACGGTCCCGATAAATCAGCGTTACCCGTTATAAACCCCAAGCGGGTAATCTAAGCCGTTGGCTTGACTTCTTGCTTGCAAAGGATTTTTATGAAACATACACATTATTTTTTCCGAACGTGCCCCGCTTTTGTCATAGGTGATACATGGTCAACAATCCAAGAGGTTGTTGATTGCCCGCATTGTGATCCGCTTCATCGTGGCGCAAGCCAACAAAGCATGCAACCGGCCGCCTTTGGCGTAGGCTGGCGTGCGCGTCTCGGTAATTGGCTCATCCGCTTGGGTGAGAGTCTTATTCAAAACGGCGGCGGGTAGTGCCAACCGTTATGCCCATGAAAAAATCAGAAGCCCTCGCAAAACTAGATGACGCAATGAGACTTGAAAACAAGTCAATAGAAACGCGCAAGCAATACAAATATTGGGCGGAAACTTATTGCACGTTCATCGAACGCAGCACTATAAAAGATTTGCCGTCCAAACAGAAGTTTGACGAATTCATCCTGCGGATGGTCAGGAGAAACCCCCAGCCATCCCTCTCCAATCAGAAACAGGCATTTTTCGCGATCCTGTATTTCTACAAAAATGTATTAGGGTTGAAAATGGAGGGATTGAAACCTCCGAGTGGACACAGAAGCCAAAAGATATTCAACGTCCTCACCAGATCCCAAATTCAAACCCTGATCGACGCGCTCCCACGTGAGTATCAATTGATCGCCAAGCTCCTGTACGGCACCGGGATTAGGATTGACGAATGCCTGTCCCTGAGAATCAAGGACATAGATTTCGACCACGCCTCGATTTATGTTCAGGAAGGGAAGGGAGATAAGGCGCGCGCGGTGGACTTACCGGACGTGCTGATCAAGGACCTAAAAAGTCAGGTTGAACAAGCCCGCTCCCTGTATGAGTTCGACAAAAATAACAAACAAGGCGGCGTCTACCTGCCTCATGGATACGGCGCGAAACATCCCAAGGCGGCTCATTCCTTTGAGTGGTTTTGGCTTTTCCCCAATCCTAATCACGGACTCGATCCTGATAGCGGGAAACGGCAGCGCCATCATGTTTATATTTTCTCCATTCAAAAAGCATTCAAGGCTGCGAGAGAAAAAACCAAACTCCCGATCTACACGACTCCTCATATCCTGCGGCACTGCTACGCCACCCATTATTTGGAGAGAGTCCTCAAAGACCTGCCTCCAATCCCCAATATAGGGAAATTCGCGCGGGATCTCCTGCAAGAAAAGATGGGGCATGTCTCTGCGGAAACCACCGATATTTATATCCACCTAGCCATGCCGAAGCACACGACGATAGACCATTCGCCGTTGACGGAATTACTATCTGCTAAATCAAGGAGCAATACATGAGAAACAAAAACGATAGACCTCACAAATCCGAACTAATCCAAGTCGCAGAACATTTATAAACGCAATTCAAAGGAGAACAATATCATGAAAATCCAATTGAAGAAGAATGAAATTATCGTACTTCGTACAGCCAACTCACAACGGCAATCGCGAGGAGGTTTTCAATACCCCGAGCTTGGTCGCGTCATTGCACCTGATTGGGATAGTGAAGAAAAGTGTGGTGGTGGGCTACATGCCTTGCCCTGGGGAGTTGGAGATTACAGTTTATTAGATAAAGTAGAAGCACACTGGGAGCCGCTGGACAGCCTAATTTCCATGCCTGAGTATGGCCGGCTGGAACTCGCGAAGGAAGGATTTCCCGACATAGACCCGCGCGAGTTCATTGTAGCTCCGATAGCAGGGGAGGCCGGAAATACACGGCTCTTTCCAAATTACCCCCATGTTCGATATAATTATCATTATATTTAGACTGAAATAGAGGTAGAATGGACAGTAGGAAACCCCAAACCAGAATTGACCTCACGGACTACCGGGTATACATTGATGTTCTCTTAGAAAAGCTGAACTAGGGCGCGGTCTACAAGATGAGCATGGAAGATTTGATGAAATTATTGATCGAGAAGGCAATGCAAAACTACTGCCCCGATGTCGTGATAGTCCCTAATAGAAAGCGGTTTGAAACATGGAAGTTTTGATTATGAGAAAAACCATGTACATTCCGCTCATACACTAGTTAGACCGCTTCGTGATAGCTAAGAAAGGAATTGCAAAATGAATACATGGGCAGATTTACACGGCGAAGATGGCGACGTAATTCCACATAAGCCAAGTAAAGGCGCAAAGTGGTGTGATAATTGTCAATGTTGGGTTGAAAGTTTTGACGCGAAGCGATGGACGGGCGATGATAGACTGCATTGGCTTTGCCCTGGTTGTGATGTTGATCTTGTAGAGCCTGAAATAATGGAGTAGATATGCTAAAGGAAATATGGGAAGTACACGTAATAGGTACTAGAGATAATGATTTATTTGAGGCAATTATCACCGCAGAAGATTGCTCTAAACTAATTGCACAAGTTGCAAAAGTTGAAACTGCAAATGATATTGTTTCTTTGCACAACAATGAGCGCGGTCTAACACCGCGTGCAGTGGACGGTGCTGATAGTCTGCCTATCGGTGGCGCTTGAAGAAGTTAGTGAAGGCATAAAGTTAGTGGCGGATGTCCACCGCACCGCCACTAACGCAAACCGTTGGAAGGCTAAGAAATGTTGAACTCGGTCAAAAAAGCGCAGAGCATAGTAGGCTCAAATAATGATGGCGGTAGACCCGAAAACGATTTCTACCCAACCCCGCCAGCGGGAACACTTGGCTTATTGAAAGTTGAGTCTTTCGTTGGTAATCTTTGGGAGCCTGCCTGCGGTGATGGTTCGATGAGTAAGGTTCTGGAATCCGAAGGCTATCAGGTTGTAAGCACGGATCTTCAACCACGCGGTTATGGCACGCAAGGCGATTTCTTTTTTTATAGTTCGCTTCTTGCGCCGAACATTGTCACTAATCCGCCGTTCAGGTTGGCTCAAGAGTTTGCTGATCGCGCGCTTGCTCTTGGATGTGGAAAACTTGCACTACTTTGTAAACTCGCATTTCTCGAAGGTCAAGAACGCGGTAACTGGTTTCCAAGAACGCCATTGAAAAACGTCTATGTATTCAGCGAGCGATTGACAATGACGCGCAACGGTGAACCGCAAACAGGCGGGGGAATGATTGCCTTCGCTTGGTTCGTTTGGGAACGCGGTTATTCTGGTAAGCCTATGATTGGTTGGCTATGAGTCGCTACGCCTTCCAACAAAGCGTGAACCCGACGTGTGCAACGTCACGGTTGGCATAGGTATCGGTGAATAAATTTATGGTCTTGTGTTCTCGCACACGCGGGTAACGCAAACCGTTAGAAGGCTCAAATGGCAGAATATTGTGAATGGCATCATGAAGATGAAGACAACAATTCGTGGGAAACCGAATGTAAAAACATTTGGGAGTTGAATGAAGGAAACCCGATTGAGAACAGCATGAACTATTGTCCGTTCTGTGGTCGCCTTCTAACACTGCGTGCACCAGACCCGCTTTCAGCGGATGAAGCGGACGCAGAATCTACAGAACCAGCGGGCTGGTAACGCAAACCGTTGGAGCGACAATGATAAAAAGTAGAAAAGAAAAACAACTCGAATTAACAAGAAGCAGAATCAAACGGCTTAACGAGATTGCAATTGAGCACGGCTGGGCGAATTGGTCTGCTTATGAAACTTCTGTATTAAATGGTCTGTGCGCTCCAACAGAGCGTGCAGCGGACGGCTTACAGGCTCATGCGAGCCTATGTAATGTTCACATTGGTAAATCCTGCAATTGCGGTGAAGGTTGGAAACGCCGCCGCTAACGCAAACCGTTAGGCATCTAAGAAATGTTGAATTTACAGCCCATAACATACCCCGAAGCGTGCAAGTTTATTGAGCTCGTGCATCGCCACCACTTACCGCCGCAAGGCTGGAAGTTTGGTATTGCCGTGAATGATGGTGAAAAAGTTGTAGGCGTAATCACGGTAGGGCGTCCCGTTGCTCGAATGTTGGATGATGGATGGACGCTCGAAGTCACACGCTGCGCAACCGATGGCACAAAGAACGCGCCGTCAATGCTCTACGGAGCTGCAAGCCGCGCCGCCTTTGCTCTTGGCTATAAGCGAGTGATTACCTACACTTTGCAATCAGAGCCAGGCACATCACTTGTATCTGCAAACTGGAGAAGTTTAGGCGAAGCGGGCGGCGGAAGTTGGAATAGAACAGCTCGTCCGCGAGTAGACACACACCCAATTGAGCAAAAGACTTTATGGGAAGTAGTCTCTACGATGCCTAACAAATGCGTGAACCCGACAAAAACTACTGGTCGGTAAAATTATCAGGTTCGGCGTTCCCCGTTTTTGCGGGTTACGCAAACCGTTATAACCCATGAACACAAAGCAAATCATAACCGCATACATCCACGCTCTTGAATACAGGCCGGCTACAACGCGCAAGACATACACCCAGGGACTCAAGGTATATATCAAAACGGTGGGAGTTGATGCGCCTATCAATTTACAAACTTACATAAAATTTCTAAAATCCCTATCCCCCTACCCCGCCAGCACCCAACATGTCTACCACAATGCCGCCCTTGGGCTCTATAAATTCTACTGCCTTGAATACGACGAAACCGTAAACCTGATCGCCATGAAAGAGGCGGTTAAGGTTTACCTGAAAAAAGGCTCCAGCAAACTTCACTTTGACCGAGACAATGTAAGCGTCCTGGTGGAATATGCCGAGAGCATGAAATACTCAAGCGATGATCCTGACACGGAACTGCGTAACCTGCGCGACAAAGCATTTATCCTGCTATGTGTCGATTCGGGACTTCGGATCTCCGAGGCGTGCGCCCTGAAGCGCGGGCAAGTTCCGTGGGAAAAGAAATATATCTATATCATCGGCAAGGGAGCGAAAGAGGAGAGAATAAGATTTTCAGACCGCGCCTTGCGTGCCATAAAGCAATATCTCCACAAGCGGGCGGCCATGGATGGAGCCACAGGACAGCCGCTGGACTCCATGCCACTCTTCGCCCGCCATGATCGAGGCGGGGGGCGAAGAGTCAAACCTGTTCACTCAGGCGGCATGTGGTCGGCCTTTGTAGGTCACATGCGCAAGGCCGGTATTGAGAAGGGAGCGATTTCCCCCCATAAGTTGAGACACGAGGCTATTACCCATATGTTTGAGACATCCAACAACATCAAGACTACGATGGAATTCTCAAGGCACTCTCGAATGGATACAGTAAATAAATACACCCACCTGGTCGATCGTGTTGTGGATGATGCCTATGAAAAGGCATTCAATAAAAGGTAAAAATGAAGGAGAATAACATGCTACTGGCCGGAGAACTTCAAGCAATAAAAAATGTTATCAGTTACGCCAGGATCTACGGCTTCGGCAGCCTAATCGCCCACCTGCGCCGGGCTTGGGCCCTGGATCTGATGAAACACAACCCGTCGCTTACCTATCAAGAGGCGACCATGGCTACCGATGTGGATCCATATGCCGAGCACATCGAGATCGATCTGGATCTGTAAACTATAGGTGACTACATGCGATTCAAACTGATTGAGAATGACCCTGAATTTCCGAATGACGGCGAAACCTGCTGGTATTGGGATCTCGCCCGAATCACTCCCCACCTGGCCGGCGACGGCCTGCAGGATTATGTAGCCGTCCAATGCTATTGCAACAGGGACCCGAATAACTATATCCGGACCACCGAAAAGATGGCGCTGCTTTATACCGATCAAGCCGAGTATTATGCGGTGTGCCAATCTTGCGCGAGAAAATATCACCATCTGCAATGGTCCGGATCCACGTTCAACCGTGATTGGCGAGAGAGGTCCCACGAATATCTCAAGTATCACGAAAAAGAAAAAGGCTGGTGCGAATTCTGCGATCCCATCTTCGGCAATGGCGGGTGGAGATCGTAACCCCTCCCCCCCCCCCCACAACCAAAAAGACCCCGGGCCCGGGGTCTTTTTGTCTTGCAAAACCATCACGATTTTTAAGTTACTATTTCATGCAGGCCGCCGCTGCCGCCCTGTCTTTTTGGGGTCTCACCTTGCCGCGGCTAGTCGCCCTAAAAGAATCTCCTGCCAGGTTGAGGGGGGCAACCTAACAGGAGCTCCGTGTCTGAATATACACCTTCTGCATTTCTCAGTCAAGGGGTATTGTATAGACGCTTATCTATGATACAATAACCATATGGACAGCGCCCGCCAGCTTGCAAGCAAACCTTTTGAAGTCTTGATTCGGCCCGACCGCTTCATACTTCTACCGTAAGACCTCCGTCAGGCGCGACGGAGGTCTTTTTATTTTGGTTTATGCTTTTTCAATCCAGTGCCATGTATAAGCAGTGGAGCCAGTTTCGTCAAAAGCAACCGAGGTGGGCGTGATGTTTTCAAGCGGATGCGACCCATCAGGGAAAATATACAGGTTTACCGTTCCATTATCTCCCCATACGTGAGTAATGACGGCGGCTCTATGTTTTCCTGCGTTGACATAGTGGACAATTCTACCTGGGGTTAGGCCTTCCATGTTTTATCTCCTTTTGACATTATTTAAATCCCCTTACGCCTCGAGCTGTCAGCGCCTCGCCGATCTTGAAGTATGCGAGCACAGCCAACAGGAGCACGACCCCAGCCACGGCAATACCACCGAAGGCATCAGGAACCGAATGCTCAATAAAGGCGATCAATTGTGCGGCCAGGGCAAGGGCTAAGGGCTGCTTGAAGTCCTCAAGAAACTTGAGGAATGGCAGCATAAAGATAAGTTGCGCCACAAACCAGCTAACTAGCCACACGACCACACCTGTAATGCCAAGTTCGACATTATCATCCAAGTCCACGAAGGTTTGAACCAGTGCGTTATTTGGGGCGGCAGATTCCTCGGCTTGCGCTTCACTGGCCGCAGGGAGCGGGGTAAAGACGGTCAGCGCGACGATCACGGCAATTACAATAAACGGTAGATACTTCATTTTTCAATTCTCCTTTATCTAATCTTCAACATTCCATTCGGGGATATTTTCAATCCCTGAGTTTCTCATGATGTCAAGCAACATTCTTATATATTCCTGGTATCTTGTCCTTTCTTTTTCAAAGCGGATTTCGAGTTGTTTTCTCTTGTTGATCTCTTCCTGAAGCGCCTGGGCGTGCTTTTCGCTTTCTTTTTTCCTATCCGCTTCGGCAGCATTCAATTCCCCACGCAGAATCTGAATGGTTTGAGCGAGCGCGCCAATGGCTCCGCTTGAGGCTGTGACTCTATTGGTTGCATATACCAGGAACAATCCAATCATGGTGCTCACAAAAATAAGTTGTTCATTAGTCACGAATCCCCTCCATGGCGCGGGAATAGGCTTGACGAAGCCAGGCACGGACGGCATATGACAATACTTCAATCACCGCCAATTGCATGATTGACCACCTCCCAAAAAGCCTTTGTGTCTCTATTCCGATCTGCGGATGAATGAACACATAAAAATACCAGACGGAAATTACCAGCCGTGAAAAAACATTTTCCCACTGCCTAGTTTTTAGCTTGAAAAAGGCAGCGAGCAAAAAGAACAAAGAAACCAGACCGGGATTCACAACTTCATTTAGCATCGTAAACTCACGAAGGATTATACACGCTGGGCAACTCCGATCCCAGCGGCAATTTCCGCAGCCTGTCCAGTGGATAGTACATTTGTCTACTTGAAATGACAGGCATGTAGACGGGCTGGCCTTGCCGCCCGCCGAGCTCATGGAAGGGATTGACCTGGCGCAGGCCGTTCACTAGGGCGTCCGCCATGATCACATTCATTATGTGCACCAGGTGCGGGTGAGTCTGGTGCGTAATGCTCATATCAGGCGCGCGCATGGTCTCAACCTCTAAGACCCACGTCCCCTCTGCCAGTGGCCCGACTCTATCGGTCAATACCATCTCCCTGCCGCACAGCACATTACGCCCAAAGATCAATGTGGCAATGGCCGGATCAGGCAAATCCATTCCCGACATGCCGATATAGTCCTTGCCGACTTGAATCCGCCCGCCTGTGGTGGGCATAAAATCATAGATACCGTGATCGTTGGTTACGGCTCTGTTGTTGCCCGTGTAGGAGATCCACGCCTCCCAATCGGTACGCAAGTGGGGACCGCGATTGAGAGAGAACCAATACTCCTGCCAGGCTCGATCAAGCCGGGTAAAGTGGTGCTCTTCAAGGCGAAAGACGCAGGGCGCATTGCCGGGAGTCGGGCGGGTGTAGACTCCTGGCGGCATTTCATCGTCTTGATAGATGTAGAAATACTGCCTGTGGTGCGTGAATGAAATAGAGAAAGTCATTTACAACTCCGCTAAACCTTCTAGTATAAAAATACTATCCTGCTTGTATCTTTGTCGGATTACATCAAGTGCAGCACCGAAATTCGACACATCGGCGGTATAGGCCACTTCGACTATCCAGGCGACATTTTGCCATGGTTCCCAATTAGACGCACCGCCAAAGAAATGAATCTTTCCGTAGTGCTTCAAAACATCATTAACAGCGGCAACAAATAGATTCCATTCCTGTTGGGTCAATTTATTATCCGTATTTCCAATTGAAATCACAGCGTATCTATTTGCCATCATCTGCCTCCGTATGGGTTTGGGTAAAAATTGGTGGTAAACGGCGGGGCGCTTGGCACGTAGGCATTTACAAAGGGGCTTGGCAAGGGTTCATCAGGCGACAATATCTTCACCCGCACTTTTTGTATACAAGCCCTGCCATCCTTGCCCAACATGGGAATGACTGCCTTCCCATCGAATTGGCCTGTGAAAGGCTCTGATATCGACTCTATGTATTTATCTGTGAATATTACGCCGGCGGAATCGTTCTCCCCATTCTTGTATTTGAAGATTGGCTCACGTATAGAGATGGATGGATAGCACAAACGCCAATAATGCACGTCTGGATCGGTAGCCTGAAAATTGAACGGGTCTACAACATCTATTATCCAGCAGGGTTGCCCGGCGACGGTCGTTTCTCCCACGATCTTGACTATCGTGCCGCCGCAGGCAAGCGGTTTGACCTTGATGGGTTCCGCGTCTGGATTGGATCCAAGTACAAAACTCCTGTTTGTTTCCGTTCCCGCCAAGTCGCTGAAAAATCTAGCCGAGTTGCCGTGTTCAGGCGTGCCACCTGAGAGGAGGCTGCGCCAGCTTGAGAACAATCCTGCCTCGGTCATATTGGCCCGCGATTTGCATAGCGCATACATCCACCGCTCAAGCGGTTCATACAGCGTCACAGTCTCGTATCCGCCTTTAGGGACGGGAAATCTGGCGGTAGCCGGCAAGCCGCGGATGTCTATCGGTTTACCCTCTTTCGACGGCCGGGAGAGATGGAATTTTACGGATCCATCATCCTCGATCCAGAGTTGATCGTAGTCCAGATTGACGACTCCAAATTTGCCATCGCGGACATAGCTGGTAACGGAAAAACTAAAAGTCATTTCAGCTTCACGTCATCAAAATAAATGGACACACCCTCGCCCGTGACTCTCACCGTTTTGGTTGCCATACTGACGTGCACGTCCCAATCAAGCGCGGGAGTGGGTGTAGGGGTCGGCTCAGGCTCAGGCGTCGGGGCTGGGGTTCCAGTGGGTTCAACCTCGTTGCTTTTTATAAGATTAGTCACCGAGACTTTGTACGGCTCATCCAACTCGATCTTCACCCCATCGGCATTGTAATAATGAGTAAAACCAATTATATCTGAGCCGGTTGCGCTCAGATTACCATAAACCCATTCTCCGGCAAGTAGAGTCTTGATAGGGCCAACTCCATCCACCGGCTTGAGATTTGAACTTGTTCCTTCTTTTTGTACGCCTTTCATATTGAACTCCTTTTCTGGTATAGATACTTCTTTTTCAACTAAAACTAAATGATTGATTACTGCCCTCTCCTGTCCATCCGAAGGCATATTCACAATTCTATCACCGTACCATAGGGCACTTGATCCTCCCCCATCAAATTCCACTGCGTCTATGCATCCGAGTTCTAGCATGATGTCGGCCAACTCAGAAAGCATCACACCTTGATCGTCCTCAGACCGTCCCTCGACCACGAGGATCACTAGCTTGCCATTTGCGTCCTTGCCCACTGCTGTACGGGGATGCTTCTCGAAATATTCAATGGCTATAGTTGACAGGGCAGGTGACTTGACGCCATCCTGAATAAGCCAGCGTGTGCCTGAGACAGTATTGAACTGTATTTTCTTGGCATCATTCGAGAATAGGATTGTCTTATCCTGTGCAACGCCCAAGAATGGGCGAAACTCAAACTGTGCCCTCTGATAAACTATCCCATCACTGGCCGCCAATGATATAGGATGATATGGGATGGTAGCAAAAGGCCAGCCATCACCATTGATGGCAATCTTAGCCTTGAGTCTATTTGCGGCATGGGACACTGTTTCGAGATTGTCACCAATGTTCGTGACGTGTACCTCGTATTTATTTAGGTCTGCGATCACAGCAAATCCGTCAGACCCAAATCTACGCAAGGTCTGGTATTCCTTGTTCAAGTCTAGTTGGGGCTTAGGAATATCTCCTAAAATCACCTGCAATGCGGGAGACATCCAATTCAAATCAACTGCACCCACGATTCCTTCAACTGCCCCTTTTTCACTGTACTGCCACAACAAAACTTGTCCCCAACGGGTTTGATCTGGAATGTACCAAGACGGCACCGAAGGCAATAGGTCTGGGTTGTCAGGGTAACCCGAAGTCCATACCGGGATCTGTTTAAAGTAGTCCCTTTCCGACTGTGTCATCACAATTAGGTCAAGCACGCTTTTTCTTGAATACAACATACAGATATTGTTTGGGAAAGCAGAGCGGACGTAATGAAACCATGCCCATAACTGCGACGCTTTCTCGCCGCCTTCTTCCACGTCCAGCATTAAAATATCCTTATCCGTGATGTGTGGCTTCACAACGTTGACAAAATGCTCTGCCTGTTTCAAGGCGCTGTACGCTTTACGAAAGAAGTGAAACGCACCCCTTGCAATCCCTGCCGCCTTCATGCCTGCGAAATACTCCGCAAACAGAGGATCGGTAATATTATTAAATGGCGTACCGGGATAGCACTCCGTAGCTTTTGTAAGCATCAATACAGGGCGCGGATTTATAGCCGAAAAATCTTTAATGATTTTCCAGTGCGATATGTCGTATACGGGGGGTTCTTTGATTATCACAACGCCACGCCGTTCAGAAACGCCGTGCCCAATATCAGAATCAGTAGCAACACAGCACCCCAGGCGGTCAGTATGATAATTCTCACAATATTCATATTATTCTCCTGAACCATTTGCCTTTAACAATTTCTCATTCTTTACATACGCAATCTGCCCTTTTTCATTCTTTCCAATCGTTATATTTATCTTTTCAAGCGCCTCGATTGTATCCTTACCAACATAGCCAGTAGACAAGACCTCGTGCCGCATGTCGTCTAACAAGCGCCTTTCCCAATAAGTCCCTTCGGCTGCCTCGAACTGTTCCCGCGTAAATTCAGGAAGTTGATCGAGGATATTTTGATACGTCTGACACTCGATGTAACAATCCTCGATGAGCTTTATTTCCTGATCCAGGTTGAAGATTTTTTCATCCCTGTCTATTTCAAGCCGCCGCCTGTCAAAACCCGTTGCCGTCTTTAATCCTTCGTCTATCTCTTCGATGTCAATATCTAGGCGCTTTCGCCTAAATTCGCACTCCTTTAGTACCCGCATTTTCTGGCTGAGTTGAAGGAGGCAGTTGCGATATAACCGTTCTGGCGTTTCCTGTCCAGCACCGAATCTCTCAATCTGAAAAACACTCATCCCAAACGGAACGCTCCTCATTTTGTTTTCCAAATTAGATTGATCCATATTGTACTCCTACACCAAGGCGTTTCGCAGTATCCAAAGTAGCCGCAATGGCTTGGGAGGTCTCGGTTGAAAATATCAAGTCCTCGATTACTGCGACATCGACGGTAGTAAGGCCACCCATGATATAGCCTTTGGTGGACGAGTTTACCCCTGCGCCATCATATTTAGCAGTATCCAAAGTAGCCGCAATGGCTTGGGAGGCTTCGGTTGAAAATATCAAGTCCTCGATTACAGCGACTCTGCCAGTGGTAAAGCCTCCCATGATATAGCCTTTGGTGGATGAGTTTACCCCTGCGCCTGAATATTTAGCAGTATCCAAAGTAGCCGCAATGGCTTGGGAGGCTTCAGTTGAAAATATCAAATCCTCGATTACAGCGACGTTAACAGTGGTAAACCCTCCCATGATGTAGCCCTTTGTGGATGAGTTTACCCCTGCGCCGCTATATTTTGCAGTATCCAGAGTCGCTGCAATGGCCTGTGAAGTTTCAGTTGAAAATATCAAATCCTCGATTACAGCGACTCTGCCAGTGGCTAACCCTCCCATGATGTAGCCCTTTGTGGATGAGTTTACCCCTGCGCCAAGTCGTTTAGCAGTATCCAGTGTAGCCGCAATTGCCTGTGAGGTTTCAGTTGAAAAAATCAAATCCTCGATTACAGCGACGTTGACAGAAGTAAACCCACCCATGATATAGCCTTTGTACATAGCTGATGTAGCCGTCAAAATAATGGTCGGTCTATATGCCGCCGTTGCATTGTCCTTGCTGGCATATCGAATAAGATCGCTTATTTGAGTGCCTACAAACAAAATAATCCCGTTATTGGTGTATGTGCCGTCGTAGAGCTTTTGAAACTCGTCTGCGTCAAGTGTCATTTCCAATGGGGAGTTTAGGGTGGGCGAAGCCGCTACCGCCATGCTGCCCATCACCACCGCACCGTCATAATCAGCGGAAGAATCAGACGCTCCCCCGCTAGTCCAGTTGTTGCCAGTAGAATATATATTCCACGTGGCTTGATTACTGACGACTCCCTGCAAGCATCGATGCGCGTAAAGTGTTCTTGCTGTAGTCGAGAAATCATTAATTGGTGTCAAAGTCAACACAGCAGATGTAAATCTCATACCTGACGGCATATTTGAAAAATCTGGCTTTATCCACGCCCTTGTTATAAACGATCCATCGGCAGAACCGTCCCCTATATCGAAATATGTAGAAGTGTCAAAGTTAACGGTAGGTTCATCAAGCGAAAAATAGGTATCGTCACTCAATGAAAGTATTCTGTTTGTCGCATTCCTCCCCGTAGGCGTGCCGTTGGGCGTTCCGATTGCCCCAAAGATATTATCCCTTAACAGCAAGCTGCTGGTTAGCGCAACGTCAATATAACTGTCAAGATCGCCCGTCTTGCACTGGAACCCTTGAAACACAAGCCCGCTTGTTACAAGGGTTTCGTTTATCACTCCGCTGTTATATAAAGTAACTGCATCGCCTGCGGTTTTAATATCGTTATATATTCTTGGGTCGTATATTTTGCCATCAAACGCGCTGTCATAATTGTAAACAGCGGACTTGTTGTTGCCCAAAACAAGCGCGTTGGCATCCTCTGCGCTCACACTCCCTACGGGTGTCTGTACTTCTGTCAGCGTTTGTGCCGTGCTGTCGATATATATAATGGGGTCGGTGGTCGGTGTGGTGATGTCGTGGGTAATTAGTATGTGCGTCCACGTGGTGAGTGGCACGGAGTTGGTCGGGGTGCGCCAAATACCATCAGCAGATGACGCGCCCGTATGCGCCTGGGAAAATTCGATTTTCCTGCCTGTATAAACCGAGATGCGATACCCGCTCCCGTATTCACCCGCCCCCAGGTCTGACGCTAAAGAAGACAACGCCCCAAAAATGTACTCCCTTGAAACTGGATCATCGTCAAGATAAATCCACACACTCCATGAGCGAGTGGTCAGGTTTGACACTTTTGGCAGATAACCGTAGTTTATGCCGTCAGTAGACCCACCGTCAAATTCAATCGCCAATGGCGCAAGCCCGCCCAGCAGGGATAGTGCCGCTTTGACATACCATTTACATATAATGAGGCCTTCGTTCAATGTAAATTCAATCGCCTGTATATAAAAATAGGCGTCAATCCCCAGTTCATCAATGTCGATATGCCTTACATCGCCTACATCGGTATCCAGAAATGCTCTCATATGGACATCAGACTTATTAGCAGTAAAGCTGATCCAATTAAGTACCATTTTCGGCTGGTTGAATTCGTCTACAACAGAATCGACAAAGACACGCCCGCTGTATAGGTCTGTCTTGTATTTTTGATTTATATATCCAGATGCGTCGCCGTAATCGGTAATGGAACTTGAATTCTCGGCAACATATTCTATCGGACTGTGATAGTAGATGCCGATGCCGCGACAATTGTATTTATTGATATATCCTACGCGCTCATTGTTGTTTGTTACCTGGTGGGTAAAACCTTCCGATCCGTATACAATGGATGTCTGTGCGAGGTCTGCGGTAATGTCAGTACCACCGCCGCCTGTAGCCGTGAACATGGTGTAGTCTTTTTGTTCTTCGGGCGTTACCATCGTTTGTGCGTTAACTCTTAGCCCGCTGTCGGGGTCGGAGTAATTGCCTTTTATCGTCACCGTCTGGCCTGAGCCAATAACAATCTCATCAGCCAGCGAAAACAACACATCCCTGTAATAGGTCAGGATAATAACGGGTTTGTATCCAGGGGTTTCGTGATTGATGCCAGCGTAATAAATCTGGTCGTTTGATTGGGTGTCTACAAAAAGGATAATCCCGTTATTGGTATATGTGCCGTCGTACATCTTTTGAAATTCAGTCACACCCGCCGCGGTGAATTCCATCTCCAGCGCCGTGCCTAGAGTGGGGGAGGCGGGAACGGATAAAGTGCCAAGCGGAGTCGCGCCATCATAATCGGTAGTGGAGTTCGAGCATCCAGCAGTCCCCCAAAAGTTGCTTGTCTCGCTATACTCATTCCATGTCGCGTCAGTATGTACAACTGTTCTCAGGCAGCGATGCGCCGAAAGTGTGCGAGCCGAGTCGGATTGATCTAAAACAGGCACTAATCTAAGTTTGGCAGAAATAAATTTTATGCCGCTTGACGGGAGTTGTGTAAAGGTGGGCTTTATCCACGTCCTGACCGTAGACACGCCCGCGTTATATTCACCTACTGCAAAATCTACTCCATCGGAGTAGTTGGTGTCTGGCAAGTCACTTGCCAGTTGCGCGGTCAAGCCAATATCAAGCTCGATTGTTTTCGGGCTAGATACGGTTGCGAGTTTGCGGGGATAGGCCGAGACCAACATACGATTAATAATATGCTCGCCATATACAGCCTCGAAATCCTCAATTATGGAACTGTCAAAAGTAACAACCGATGGATTGTGCCCCCTGCTCCAGCCGTGCCTTGTGTTGGACGATTCAGACACAAGGGTTTCGCCGTTGGTCTTATCTTTCTTTAGATAGATCGGCCCCAATTCGGACAGAGAGATTTTTGACAACTCTGCATAGATCGGCGTCTCTGGTTTGACTGCATCAAACATGGTTGCAAATGTTTCCGCGCCCGTATCGTAGTCGGTTGCCAGCGGAGCAACCCCAATGTCAGACACAATGGATGTAACCGCTTCGTCACTTCGTTTATTGGTCTGTATGCCAGGATTTACAAACGAGTGTTTGGTAGCGTAATCCATCCAATCCGTGACTGTGATGTACGCTTTTTTGTCTTTATTGTTGGGCCTGATGTCTATATCCGAGATCGTGCCATAGAAACGATTCCAAGTATCGCTGGCATAGGTGAATACTATTTTGAATGGGATACCTTTTTTCCAGCCCGCCAATGCAGACGGGCCGCCAGGTGTATACTGACCGGTAGAATTGTCGAGCTGAAAGATTACATCTCCCACATCCGCAATAAAGCTGGCGGGGTTATTGTCTGGAAGCCCCCATAACGCGGTAATGGGCTGCACTTCATCAAGTTGCACCCAGGCCGCCGATATATAGGCATATAGTTGTGCTGTTGCAGTGACTTGGCTCATTTTTATTCTCGCTGCACGGCGGTCTTGATAATTCGCGCCAGCTTCCTTTCATTTAGTTTTGTAGATTGGATCGCGCGGACTATATCGGCATTGTTTTGTGATCTGTCGGGCAACCTATCATTAGGAACAATGCTGCCACTGGTTGATGGTGCAAATAACTCAGGCCCCAACTCGCCGACCATATAAGGCTGGTTCGCGTTAACAGGACCGCCATGCGCCCGCCGCGAACCAGCGCCCGACGGTCTTGCAGCGTCGCCGTAATTTCCGTACATTGCGTTCAAAGACAATGTAAATGTTTTCTCTGTAATCAATCCATCGATCAAACGGTTGGCTTCATCAATAGCGGCTTTCGTCTCAGTCACAATCGTATCTGTATATACACCCCAGGCGACGCCCTTTTCAAGCAGCCATTGCAATTCTTTGTCGTCAAGAATTCCATCCTGCATTAGTTTTCTTTCAAGCAATCCGAGAATAATGCGTCTGTTTGCCAATTCATGCTCGTCTGCGTTCTCCTGCGCCTTTTGGGAATTCTCTTCCAGCTTGTCATTGATCTCTAATATTTTTTCCGACTGTTCCCACCAGCCCTGATTTAAAAGTTTCTGTTTCTCTTCTTCCAGTTTCATACGCTCTTCTGTCAGGCTATTGGTAGTGTCGTTGTATTTTTCTTCTGCGCTCTGCACCTGTCCGAGTGTACTTAAAAATGCTCTATTCGTCTCAGTTAATGTCTCTAAATCAACGGTTACTTCCGTAATAACTGTCCCATTTGATTGCAATACCTTTTCCCACGCCAGTCCGTATTGCTCGGCGCGGGTATATTCATTAATTATTTTTTGCATTTCGGGCGTGAGTTGGTGCAATAGCTGATACTGGTTGTACAAATCCTTGTTGACGGCCATTAGTACCGTGCGTGCTCTCTCCTCTGCCTGCATCGTGTCTGTCAGCCACCCGACCAAAGGCGCAAGCCCCTCACCCGCATTCTTTTTCATTGCATCGGTGGAGTCTTCAAGCTGTGCCTCAAAGCGCATGTATACCCCAAGCGTTGTGTCGGCGGCATTGCCCACTTTCCCCAGTTGCATCTCCGCTTGTTGCAAGAACGCTTCCTTAAATGCGTCGTTCGTTGAGTACCCCTGTTTTTCCAACTCCGCGACTTTTTCTTTGAAGCCGTCAACACTAACCCCTAAAGCATCAAACCTCATGGTCGTCATATTGGTGAGGGTAAGCACCAATTGATTCATGTTCATGTTCAGACCGCCAGAAACAGCAGCCAGGCGTACCGCTTCATCATGTGTTTTTGCGAGGCCGAGCGCGGCAAAATCCGTAGCACTTGCCATGAGTTCCATGTCCGAATATATCCCGCCTGTAGCCTTTTTCAAATCGCGCAGTAAGACATCTGACGTCGTGCCGATGGATTGCGCCAGTCTGTCGAATTTTGTCGTGGTAAATTCAAGCATCGCGCCCTCTTTACCGAGGGCGAATGCTTTTTTCATGGCAAGACCAACCCCTACAACCACGGCTGTTACAGTGGCTAGTTCGGTTGCCATTTTCTTCATTTTCGCAATGGTCGAATTTGACGCGCTACCCGTCTGGTCGATCATGCGGATGATAATATCGACAGTTGGCATTAGTTAAACATAACTCCCATGTCTTTGAGTGAGCGCAAAATCTTTCTTTCGTTTTCGGTGAGGGAATGAATCGCCTTGCCGCCCAATCCCTGCCAGCGTTGCAAAACGTTGTAAATATTCATAAGGGCAGTCATTCTGATCATTAATTGATAGTCCTGGTCGAAGTACGCGCCCGTGTCTGGCAGGCAGCGCCACCGTTGACACTGCCAGCCTATCTTAAGTTCAGGCGGCGGTTTTGCGTCAGAGTAAGCGCAATCCACCACCGCCTCGATTAGTTTTTTGGGATGTTTTCCAATGCATCCATGAAGGTCTTGACTTTCATGGATGCCCATATCAATACTTCTGTCTGCTCAGGGTTGCTTACTTCGTCAAGGTTTGCATCAACCGCGACGGCCTCACATGCCCAGTCTAAAATAAGCACCCTTGCACCGAGCCAGTAACGGAAGATCAGGTCTTTTCCGCCCGCGCCTGCGGTTGCGGAGAAATACTCCATTTGTTGTCTGACCGTCGGGCGATCTGGAATGTTGAATATGCAATCTGGATTTTCTCTTGTGAATTCCACTGAAACTGCTTTCTGCGCTAAAGCGCGACACTGGTACGGGTTAGAACTCCATCAAACACAGCCTCAGACGAGAATGTTTCAAGGCTGTTGACGCTGCCTGAATACTCAACTGAGGTAATCAATGCTTCGCCGCGATATACGCGGTTGGCGTAGGCTGTGTATTGGATGGTCTTTGTAGCAGTGGTACGGTTGCCGATCAACGGGCCAAAAACGCTATCGGTGGTTGTATTGACCATGCCCGAAAGGGGAATGGTAGCACCCGCCAAGCCAAACAGGTATGAGCGTTCATCATTGGCCAATGATGTATCCTCAATTGTGTCCTGAATGGCGCGCAGGGACGCGCTGGACAGGAAAGACGTAATATCGGTCAATGTACCTGTTGAGTTGTCAACCTTGATGGTCATATCCTTGAAAATTTTATTTGCCATTATCGACTCCTACGAAAGTTGGGCGCTGGTACGGTTTACCAGACCATCAAATATTGCCTCGGTGCTGAATGTTTCCAGTGAATTGACCGATCCCGAATACTCAACCGAGGTCAGCAAGACTTCGCCATTGTAGAAACGACCAACATTGCCTGTGCTGTTGGTTGAATAGGCGCGATACTCGATGGTTTTAGTGGCAGTCGTTCGATTGCCCACCAACGGCCCAAAAATCGCGTCTGTGGTAGTGTTCACCATACCTGAAAGGGGAATAGTTGCGCCCGCGAGACCAAATAAATACGAGCGTTCATCATCGGCCAATGATGTATCCTCAATTGTGTCCTGAACGGCGCGCAAAGATGCACTGGACAAATAGGATGTAATATCGGTAATCGAACCTGCGGCATTGTCAATCTTGACCCGCATATCCTTATAAATTTTATTCGTCATCTTCGTCTTTCTCCTGTTTCACCTTTTTGGCGCTTCGGATGGATACGCCATCAGCGGAGTTCTCTTTCAGCAGATTGACAAGCATCTGGTGGGCTGCTGTGTCCTTGTAGCCCTTTTCCTCAAACCGCTTAACCTGCTTCCTGAGTTTTTCTATTTGCTGTTCTTTATTCTGCATAGGTCACGGCCTCCTCTTCCTGCCATTCTATGATTATGTCTCGGCTTAACCAGGCTGGGCCGCCATCTTTAACCCATTGTTCCTTGACTTCACTATATCCGATCACATTCGCGTCACGGATCGTTTTTGTGGTATCGGCCAGTTTGCGATATTGGTCAAGGCGGGTTGTGATATTGTCAACATGGGTCAGTAAATTTGTGACACTTGACCCATCGTCTACATACTGCTGCCACACCTCAACGATGGTTTGATATACATTATCTTTGACGGTAAACGTCAAAGCCGTACGGGTGGTTGACCCAGGCTTGATGACGGCGTAATGGTCTGATACGCCGTCGTTCAAAACTTTCCATTTGGCAATTGTGACATTGGCAGACGTGAAACCAGTCGCCGCCTGTACCTGCGTAGAAATCAGGGTTAATCCTGCGCCTTCACTCATTGGTTATCCCATTGCGAACGAACAAATTTAGGCTGTTCCAGTGCGGTATCGTCGGGGTCACTTCTTTCATCCTGAGCATCCAAGCCAGTGAACGCCAGCCCATCAGAAACTTTATAGTTTTGTGCGATACCAAGCCGAATGAATCCAAGTTTCTGCTCAGATATAAACTCATAGGCGCTTTTGCGCTTCATGTTGAAAGCTGAAACACGACTGCCTTCCTGCGAGCTATACCCGACGCCGCGCTGTGTCATTTCAACCTGTTTGGCTGCTTCCTGTGCCACGTAATCGTCACAGGCCAGTTTCGCGGTTGAATTGGCGTATACCGCAGACGGTGCAAAGCCCTCACGCGCAATAGCGGCATTCAATACGCCGCTGGCACGGTCAATAAACTTCTCCACCTCGGTCAGGGTCGGGCGGGTGGTTGAGTTATAGGCCGACTGCCCTGCCAATAAATGTCGGGTAAAAGCAGTCACCTCATTCGCGGAACTAAAACTATCTGTGCGTATTGCCATGCCGTTACCAGATCAACGAGGCTACCCAAAAGAACAACCCTGCCGCCGTCAGGCTCTTATGCCAGAACGCTTCAATACCAAAACAGACCAGCGCGATAACTAAAAGTATGTCCATTATTCACCTCTATGTTTCCAGGCTTGCACTTGCAAGACAGAACCAACCGCCGCGCCTTTGATTTTGATATCAGCGCCTTTGATGCCGTCAAACCAGTACGGGGAATTGGCCGCGAGCAATAGAATACCTGTGCTTGCGGCGGGGGTTGTACCGTCAAATGTCAGGCGGGCACTTTGTGTTTCAACTGAAATTAGGAACGTATTACCCGCCGTGCAGGTTGAATTAAGCGTGCCTGCGGTTGAGTTGGTTGTGATTTTTTGATACCCAACAGAGACCAGCCCTGCGGGGATATTTCTTTTTGCCATTACGCCTCCTCTAACGGCAGGATCACACGCCGCGAGTCCATATATTTCAACTTTCCTTTCTCGTCCAGAATGGGGAGAGGAACAGAAAAAGCAATGCCGTTATCGTTCTTTTTGGTGTTGATCTTGCGGAATTCCTCAAAAGCCAGATCACGTGACCAGTCCTCCAAAGGCTCAAACACATCGCCAACATTGCATTGAATGGTCTTGTAGTTGCGTTCCAATTCAAACGGGGCAACCGCTACAAGTTTTCCTTTTTTGGGAGTAACCGCCTCGGCAATCTCCTGTGTATCCACTGCATTGCCTTGTTTGAATTCATCAATTACTGTTTTCTTAGCCATTTTATTTCTTCCTTTCAGTGTCTAAATATTTTGCGCGTCGTTCTGACGCGGTGTTGATAAAATCCTGAATAACAGGAGAGCGCGTACCCTCCAAATGGGGAGGCAGTCCATTCCAGTTCACCGCTACAATTTGCGGAGTCCTGTGCATCAAAGTACCGCAATCAGGGCATACGCGCTCAATGCCGCACTCGCTAATTGGGTGATGCAGTGTATGAGTATGATGCAATTGGCATCTGTACTGATATGCTGGCATGTCTTTTCACCTTAACCATTCCGATCTCGCGTCCATCGTCGGTCTTTGTCCTGACGGGTAAATGCGTTATTTCAAAGGCCGTAGCGTCTAGGTTGTCAATGAACTTGTTACATCCCATTCCTTCGGGTTTACTTGAGTGATAGTAATCATCAAAGACAATCACAGAATTTGAGTGCATTTTGGCAAGCACCCAACTACCGTCATTTTCAATTGTTCCCTCGGAGTGGCCGCCGTCCACAAAATACAAATCACTACAACGTATCTCACTAAAAGTTGTCTTGGTGTTTCCTGCGATCAACTTCACGCCCGCACCAGTTGCCTTGATGCGCCTGTAAACAACATCCCTCTCCCAGGCCGCTTTAGACAATTCCATTCTGCATTGTTCGGCGGTTTGTTGCTCGAACAAGTCAAAGCCCTGATAGTCAATATGGCTGATGGGGTGGAATTTTGCCGCCGCCTGTATCATCTGAATGGCTCTGTGGCCGTTCCATGTGCCTACCTCGACTATGTTTTGAGGCTTTTCGGCGTCTATCACGTCTAGCAGTTGGGCATATCGGCTCATGCCTTTTTGTGGATACAAGTCAATGCTTTCATCAAGCAACCTTCCAAAAAGCAAGGCATGCTCAGAGCAATAATCCTGCCAGCGCCAGGCTCTTGCAAGTTTATGGCGCATTACAAAAGGCTCTGCAAAAGACTCCAGTTTATCCGCCAACTCTTCAAGTGTTTCATAAGTCTGTTCTTTGTTAAGCAGGTCTTTTGCATACCCAAAGGCGGGGGAGATGATATCCGCGCCGCTTGCCATCGCCTCCAAAATCGGCAACGGCCCGCCTTCACGGTATCCAGTAACCAGAAGCAGGTCAATTTGATGGTAGAAAGGGCGAAGTTGTTCGTCTGTCTCGGCGTGAAATGTAGATGCGGCAACGCCTAAAGAATATAATTTTGAAACCATCTCATCCCATCCTGCGCCGATAAAGATGAATTGGAAGGGCGTCAAGTCATATTGCCATGCTAAATCAAGCAAAAGGCTTTCGCGTTTCCTTCCGTTGGGTTGTGGGTATCCAACGATGCCGATCAACTTCTTTCTAAAAATATATTGGTCTGCGGCAGCATAGATAACCCACAGCTTGTGAGGACTAACGCCCAACTCGATCAACTCCTGCCTGCCCGTAAAGGTCATACAGATAATCAAGTCGGCACGTCTGCAAGCATCCATCAAAGCAGCTTCCGCGCCCGCGTTGCAGTGGGTGTACAAAATGACGTGCTTTCCCTTGCCTTCGTATCCTGTCATCGTATGCCAAGGGATGTGATAGTTCAAGTCTGCTGTATCGTCCGCCGCCTCGCCACTTGTTACCTCATACAGCTTTGCGAGTTCGCTTTCAAGTGGCAGATACATCCGCCGCATGGCCGCCGATTGATAGGGGACTACCAGATGAATGCGCTTCATTACTTTCTCGCTTTCTGCAACCGTTGTATTTCTCTACTGTGGCTATCCTGCATTGCCACTGATAAGCTACGGGCTACATGGGCGGGCTGGTTGAGGTAATCGTCCATCTTTACAGGATAAGTCACATCATGCCCGCAATTCACGCCGCTGTCGCCCCACAAGGGGAAGCCTGCCAGCCTTGCGTAAAACGGAAAGCGAATATCAGACCCAACCGCATCTTTTACCATCCGAAGCGGTGTCAATTCCTGTAAAAGAACCCTGATATTAGCCTCCATCGTCGGCACATGTGGCTGTTTTAATGCGATCTGAGCAGCCAAAGTCTTCAATGCGTTGAATAACTTTTTAAGATCATAGGGCGCAATATCCATGTCGTCCTCGATGATCTCCGGCTCGCCTTTGAGTATCCTGCGGGTCTTGGTCACTACATCCCTGTGTATCAGGATGCAACCCCATCCACTTGCGCCAATTGGATACAGCCTGTCCTTTTCAGGGACAAAAGTAAACGGCTTCATTGGCATTTCACCTGCCTTGCCCTGCTCAAACCACACAGGCGCAACGGGGTTGAAAGTGCGCCGCATATAAAAGCCTGAAACAAAGGGGAGTTTATGACTTCTCAGTAACTCCAATGTGTTCAGCTGAAATATCATGTCATGGTCAAGCAACAACATGAAGGCGTGCTTCGTATTGTCATACCAGTTGTTAAGGTGCATTTGTCGGGCTTCGTAGCCTTTGGTTGCCCGAACAAATAAAGGCTTGCTGTCGCTCTTGCGTCTTACGATGTTCTCAATACTGTCGCGGCAAATTCCGTTTTCAGTTTCATTGCCGACTACACCGATATAACAAGAGCCTTTGTATTCTTTTTGTTTCATAACGGCGCTCCGCATTGTGCGCAAGTGCCGTATGTTTCTTCGTTCAGTGTTCCACAATAAAAGCATCTTGGTTTTTCTGTTGCTTTTACTAAATTCACCTCACCAGCCAAATACTTTTCAATTTTCTTGAAAGCCTCTGCCATTTCGTCTGAATTTCTCGGACTTATAAGCAAAACAAATTTTGCGCTTATCTCCGTAAGACTGCCAGCCTCACGAGATAAATCGTATCTCACACACCGAAGGGCTATTTTCTGCGCCATGCGTACTCATGTCTTTCTCCCGAATGTTCGGGTTGAACAAAGGGACGAACGGAGTACGCCGCCCGCCCCTTCATTCGTTAAGTAGTCGTGTTGCCTGTGCTGTTGGCTGAAATGTACAGGCTGCCGATCTTGACGCCCGTCGAGTTTGATGTGATTTTCAGGGAGGTTAATGACGCCATTTGAAAGCCAGTAGACGGCAGGAGTATTGCCGTTGAGTTGGCAGACAATTTGCCTTTTACCGCCTGACCTGAAAGAAAGACCGCTCCAGGAAAGTTTACACCTGTGCTGTTTGCGGTCAACAGGCCGTTAGCCTGCGCGTTGAGGCGAATGCCCGCACTCACAAGCAGGGCGGTTGAGTTGTAGGTGAGAGATACCCCGCCTACGTCAATTCGCTTCTTGGATACAAATCCGCGGGGAGATGATTGAGGATGAGCCATTACAGACCTCCTCTAAACCACATCAGCAAAGAAGTAGCCCAGGTCGGTAGCAATGGCCTTTTGATCCCAAGCTTCGGAATTTTGCAAAACATCACTCTTGGTTTGGTCTTCGCGATATTGGACAATCGAACCTTGTCCACCACCGCCAGCCCACGAGAAGCTATATCCTGCCGACGCTTCCATGATGCCAGGGGTCGGGGTAACATAAGTTACAAGGCAGTCGTCATCGATCACAGCAGCGGCAACCATTGTCTGGCCTTCGTTTGCGCTGTTATATGACGCTTTGGCTACCCAATAATTCTGTACACCGAAACAGGAGGCGAGGGCCAACTCCATGTTTGCATTTGTCGCCAGTTGAACGTGCTTAACACGGTCAACGATGTCGGGGTGATTGACAAGCGCCTGATGCACGATGTAACCAAGCGCCATTGTATTGCCGTCGTAGCCCGTGTTGTTACTAACAGTGCGGCGGGCGGTCAAGACATCGTTGACAGGATCACCACTGGTGAAATCGTCCCAATCGGTTGTGCTGTTGTTGTCGTCTGTGCCCCAAACGCCAGTTTTCATAAAGTCCACACTGAAAGCGCGTTCCTTGCGAATAAGGGACTGTTGAGCAAGCCAGCGCAAGCCAGTCTGCTCAAGAGACATAGGCATTTGATTGTTATTGCGATCTTCATCCGCGATTGGATGTTCCAAACCCCACAGAATAGCCGTGCCTGTAGTGCTTTCCACGCCGTACCCTGAGCGGGCAAACTTGCCGCCCGGAGCGCGGTTCTTGATCTCATCCAAGAACCAATATTTCTTGGTCAGGATGTAGTAAGTAAATCCCTTTTTATCAACTTGTACTTGAGGGAAGATGCGCGAGGCGATAAAGCGATCACTCGCCTGCATGTATCCCAAGAGCATGTTGGTCAGGACGGGATCAACTGCCTGAATTGAAGAACCGGTAGGTTGGGACATTCTAGTACCTCACTCCGCCGCCACCCAGGAGGTCAACGGTGATAATATCGTTTTCAGCACCCGAGGCGGTCAACGCTCGCGCAATAAATGCACCGTTGTCAGTCACACCCGCATCGGTGCCCTTGCTGGTGCTGTTTACACCCACGCGATCCGCAATTGCAATAGTCGAAGTTGCGACCATCATCTTACAAACGCCGCGAAAAGCCACTTCGGCCTCTTCGCCCCCACCAGGTGCATTTTGCAGAATACCGACATAGGTTGTGCCGACGGTGGTGGTGTTCAACGCGCCAGCCAAAACGACCTGTCCAGCGGTTGAGGCAAGTTTTACAGCCAAAAACTGTGAGGTTGCCAGTCCTGTTGAATTAGCCACGAGACCCGCGAGGGTGTCGTAGTCTTGTCCGTATGCCATGTTATTTCTCCTTTTTCACAGCCCAAGCCGTGAACAGTTCAGGATTTTCGGATTTGACAATCTCGAAAGCGGTGTTGTAATCCACTTTCTTTTCAGCCGAATACTTCAATACCAGTGCGTTAAAGGCCGCCTTCGGGTCGTCGATTGCGCCGCCCTCAGTGCCTTCCTCGCCGAGTAGTTTTGTGGTGTTGATCTGCGCGATAAAGGCGCGGAAATTCCGCATACACCATTCGCGCTGTTCGGGGGACATGCCAGCCATCATTGAAGCGGCTTCATCGGCAGCTTTTGACTCGACATACTGCATTCCGAAGTTGTCTTTGTTTTGCAGTTCAGCGACGATCTTGGCCTTTTCCGCAACAGCTTTTTCAACCTGTTCGCGTTCGGCTAATTTCGCCTTGAATTCATCGCGCTCTTGCTTCGTGGCTTCGTAATCCTCTGGCACAACCTCGATTTTTTGAGGTTCGACAGGGGTGAGCTTGCTGTTCAGAAAAGCCGTGAATGTGTCCCACAATCCAGCAGGGACAGAAATGTTTTCTGTTGCCATATCTTTCTCCTTTGTAACAGGTTCAATACTATATAACGCTGTTGCTTCCCCCAGATGCGGGGTGTGTAACATTGCGTCGCCCAAGATCAACGGTCCCATTATGTAGTTGCCGTTGGTTGGGTCTTCCAGTCCTGCATCGTCCCAGATGACCTCTGGACTGTGATAGCGGTATGAGCCATCACTGAGGGCTATACTTCCTTTGTCGTTCCATTCAGGGACGGCATATAAACCATCCTCGCGCACTTCCAAGCCGACGATATGCCCGCCTGCGGGCGTCTCATCTTCATGGCTGCCCAATTTCACGGGCGGCTTGAAGTGTGGAAGTTTGAATTTTTGTGCATACTCAGGAGTGATTTCCCGTGTCTTCCCATTCTTTACGATTTTGCCAAACGGAAACAGGCGGTAAGGTTCGCCCATCTTTGTATTCACATAATCGTCAATTAAAAAAGTCGTGTCCATTTGCCTCAAACGAAAAACGCCATCCTGTGAGTGGCGTTTGTAACTGCCACTGAGGACGGCGTTTCTAAAAAGAACTGCCAGATATTTGATTAAGCCGATAATACCACAAAATTAACTTTCTGTAGTAGGCGCGTCTTTCTCCTGCGCCCGATTGTACTCCAACTCAAAGTGATATTGAGGCGGCGGGTTCTTGACACTTTTCCGTATCTCCGCCGTGCGCGGAGAAATGCCTAGTTGACGTTCGATACTATCCACTAGCATCAAGTAAGCCTGACGTTGAAGCATAAGAACTTCGGTGGTAAGTTCGACCATTCTATCCGATCACAAAAGAACGGGGCGCGCCGCACTTTTTGCAATGCGTTCTCTCTATCTTGTTAGGGCTGCCGCAATATAGACACATGAATTCTTTTTGAAAAACGGGGCTTGAAATACTACCGCGACTTAATTCCTGCATGAATTCTTGTAAAGCGCCATAATCCTGTGCCACAAAATCCACACTAGCCCTAACAAGGCTATTTGTTTGTAACATATTCGGATAACTGTCTGAAAGAGACGTAATGTCTGCGTATCTATCATCAAAAGAATAACTCAGTGACGTTACCCATCCAAGCCTGTTTGGTTTACCTTGATTTACAAACATCGTAATCCTTTCTACTAACCAGTACCCGAACTTTTTGAATTCAGGAAATCCGCCATCTTCTGCGCGATCCCCTGCCATATCTTGTTGATCTTGTCTTGCGCCTTTGGAATAATAGCAGTTAACTTCCACCAGCGGTAGTGCATCCATGCGGGATCTTCGCCGATTACATGCGGAGCATAATCCAACTTCGTACCAAAGCGCCCCTCAACCATGCCAGAACCAAGTTTTTTTACCTGGTAAATATCAGGTTGCCCCGCAGAAGTGCCGCCCGTTTCAGACGAGCCAAGTGTGCGCCCAAGCGTGCCAGTTCTGCGATATGTGCTATCCGTTGGCGGTGGGGGATAGGGCGGCACGTTCTCCCATAAGGCAAGCAGGGTCGCACGCATTCCAATCTCGCTGATTTGACTCAGCTTGCGCGGGAATTGGCGCATGAGCGCGATAAACTCATCCAGTCCGCGAATCTCTACGCTATTTTCAGCCATTATCAAGACCTTTCAAAAATTCCCGCATTAGTTCAATCCTTCTTGCGGGGTCGCCTTCGCCGTGAAAGCCCTCAACAACAGCATTTTCAACATGCCTTTGTGCGGCTTTGGTTGAATTCCATTTTGCGTCAATCGGTTGAACGACGCTTATCTTCGGTACTTCATTTAGTAAGTTAAACATGGCCTGCTCGCGCCATCCGCGAGGGCCAGGATACCACAGCGCCCATATATTTACGAATTCACGAACCCGCTCTGTGTTTTTTAGATATAACGCCCCTACGTTGTAGTGTTCAGGTGGTCCAGCGTGTAATACCGCGCCGATACCATCCGCAGGGCAACCGTCCCGCAAGTCGGTGTTCATGTCCTTTATCATCGTATCAGCATCCAACCATATAACAAAAGTATATCCTTGCGCCAGGGCAAATTGAATTAAAGCAATCTTCGCCCAGCCGCCCATACCTGGCTCCCAATCGCTGACGATGTTTCCGAAGTGAAACTGGTAATCCATTGCGTGCATTTTAGCGTACTTCAAATTACGGGAGAGGGTAAGAGCTATCGCGTCCGCATAAATGCCATCAGTGTAAATCTGCTGCAAAATAACCGCTTTGTTCATGCGTTTAGTATCCTTTCAACCTGCGCCATGACTGCATCCACATTTACAACTGGCGAATTCCAGCAACGGCAGCGGACGTGTATCGGCGGCTTATGTCCATAATCATCTACATCAAATATCTGCCCCGCGAGAGGGGAGCAATACGGGCAAACTTTATCATCTCTTGACGTATTGAACTTTACTTGTGAAACAAACCCGGTTGCTTTCCACGCAATCGCATTACCCTCGGCAAACGCCCTGGTTATCTCTGTTACAGCTATCATGTTTGCCCTGTTTGCGCCGAAGATAGGTGTCAAAGTAGTTTCCAATACACTCAACGGATCACCGCTGCGTATCCAATTTGATAACGCCTCCTGTACCTGTGTTCTGGTTGTCTCGGTTATCTTCTTGATCAAGTCATAGCGGTACTTCTCAATAAACTTTAGCGCGTCCGTGTTAAGCACATCGTAATCGAGAAGGGTTTGAAGTTCGGGCGGCAAAGTATTTATACCGCCATCCATGCCAGAAAAAAGCGCGGATAGATACAGGCCAGATGCAGCCTCCCATAACAAAGCCTCTTCACTCAACCAGAATTGACTATCAAACGGGCTTGGCACTTCTCATCTCTTTAGCAGCTTTTAATATCCGCTTGCGCTGACCGTCCAAAAACTCGCTCATCATTTTCTCGTATTGTTTCTCGAATTTGGTACGCTTTGCTTCGTCTGGCGGGTCGGCCTCGTAATGCGTAATTGTATTCTGTTCTGGCTTTGTCACGCGCTCAGCAAATGCCTTAGCCGCCTCTGTGCGTTGTTTCATGACTTCTTCACGCTCACCCTTAAGCTGTTCGGGGTCACGTTCTGGCGCGCCTGCCAACTGGCGCAGCCATAACTCGTCATTCTCGTCCCACGTCAACAGGTCTTTGATGGAGGCTAGGAACGCGCCTATCTTTTCAATGTTCACACTCGATGCGGGGGTGTGCTCCAGCTTGATACGCTTGATCTCTTCCTCGGACGCGCCGTTCAGCTTTAACAAACGGTATACCGCATACTTGGTAAATGTCTCACTTACAATGTCGGCAATGGTGTTGACTGCCGACATGAAAAAGTCAATTGAATTCTCGCTCAGAGCCAACGAGCCGACGCCATCCTGGCCGAGCAAAAGGAACTGCGAGAAAAACGCCGTTGCAATTCGCTTCTCATATCGCTCTATAGCGTTGGACAATTGCTCAAACGACTTACCTGCGCCACTTGCCAATGTAAACGCCCACTGATAAGGTAGCACTAGTCCCGCTTGTTCGTCAACACGGATATTCCTCACGATCTTGGCCGCCTTACTTGCGTCACTGTTGGTATCGTCCTCATTTGTGTTCGCGCCTTGCGGTAGATTGATAACAGGCATACCGCTCACGTCGCGCTCGAAACCTATGCCCTCGATTTGTTGCAGGTTTTTGAGATAGTAATAGGACACCCAGGCGATACGCAGTAACGAACGGCCTTCGGGGTTGTTCTTTTCCAGTCGTGTACGAAACAGGATTGATTTCTCAATCGGCACATCAACCGCCTGAAACACAGGCGCGGCAAGCTGCCTGTATCCCTTCAATCCACCTGTATCATCAAACAACCATTGATAAATCGTGTCCTGCCCACGTATGGCAAATTTGCGCCATAAGTAGCGCCCGCGTTCGTCCTTCTGATATACGATCTCGAACATGGAAAAGCCAGCCCAAACAAAAGATATGGACTCGCTGATAAAGTCGTTCCATGATTGAGACATGGCTGCACGCGATTCGTTCAGCAGTTCTAGCCAGGGGTCGTTTTCGTTGTCGCTACTGAATTCCCACGACATTGAACGGATAATGTATTCAATGGCCAGCAGCCCCGCGCCAATAGTCGCGTTGTTGAGCCGCATTTCGTTGAAGCGTTTATACGCCTCTTTGCCGTGAAACTCTTTCAGAAAATCGTCCTTGATCTGGCCGTTATATTCAATCAGCCCCGTATAGCCTACCTCGCCTTTCTGTGTTTTTACGTTTGCCATCTTTCCTCTTTGACCGTATCAGTCAGTTATTACGTCTTGTGTGCAGAGATGGAGTCGAACCATCAGACTATCTAACCCTTACCGATAGCTCTCCCTGTACAGGGGAGAGGGTTGCCGATAACCCTATCTGCACATATATAATATAACGTTTGCGTTACCCGCGTGGGGGTTTCGCAACCTTGTTATTTTTCGCCACCGTACCCCCACGTCGGGTGCACGCTGTGTTATGCCGCTACTCAACCCACACATAACCTTACTGGGGAATTGAGCCGATACGCTCATTACTTTTGACGTCAGTGGCGAAAATTACCAAGACATCGCTTTTTTTGAGATACTCAGGTAAGGTGAGATACTCACGGTAACTATCACCTTTTTCTTCTAGGTATTCTCCATCTTGATATTTACAATTGCGCTCATAGGCTGTTGCTTTCTCTAATGTTTCATACTCGCTAATATAGTAATCATCGCCGCAACATGTACAAGTTACGCGCTTGGGACTATGATCGAAACGATTATAGAAAATGATTTTTGCTTCATTCTCTGGTGCTTCGATGAAGCAATGTGAAAAGTTTTCTTTCTGCCCACCGCCTGAGTGCATATCCATAAATTCTGTGAACATAATATTTTCCTTTCTTGGCTCGACACCTTTAGCAAGGTGCGGCATAACATTATATCAATACTTCTTTGCCCAGCCCGCAGCCTCATCAGCCTCGCGGAATTTGGACGCCTGCGCGGGTTGCTTGGAAATGGGCGAGCCCATATTACAAGCCCACCACGCTATACCCAAACCTATAACCGTATCGTCGTGTCCGTCCCCCTCTGCCGCCAGCCGCCATAAACCTGTTGCGGTTTGAGTTGACACATAAGTACTCATTTCGTGACGCTGTACGGAATGGTCTTGCAACTGCAACCCGTCTGTATGTATTCCTTCGTACAAATCTGACATGATCTCAGACTTACTTGCGTTTGTCGTTTCAAAGGGGATAACATTCATTCCGTCTTTTTGCAGCAATTCAATATTGACACTACCGATACTATTCATTTCAGCGCCCATACGCTTACAGCGCCACTTCTTATACATTTCCTTTATCCGCTTACGCTGTTCGCTCCATTCCAATTTACGGATATGCAATAAGTCAACTTGTACCTTTGCCGTCTTATTTATCACCGGCATGGCAGTAAAATCATTCGTTTGCCCGAAGTCCAACCCCGCCACGTACTCATGGTCTGGATTGTACTCCGCATTCATAGGAGCGGTAAAGACATTCGGCAAATCACCAAAGTAGCTGTTCCCCGAAGTCAAGAAACAGGAGATTGGATCCTCAGGATACTCCTGTGTGAACAACCTTTTCAATTCGTCAACCTTCATCCGACGCCATCGCAGCTGCGAATGGTCAAGGTTGTGTTTGCGGATTAGCTCGGCCTCTTCATCAGTCGGCTTGATCAGCTCACCGTCCAGCCTGTACTCCGCATCCCACCACCAAGGGAAGAAATGCAACGACCATACACCGCTTCCACTAAGCGCCTCCATGCACAACTCGTAGAACTTGCCCTGCGCCCCGTTAGGCGTGGACTCCAGCACCACATCGGGATCACCGCCCTGCATTGCGCCCGCGATGATCTTCTCGGCGTCAGGCCAGAACGCAACCTCTGAGCCGTGGAAATCGGTGTATGTGCCACCGCGTCCCTTTGCTTTGCCACCCGCTGTGCCTATCGTGACTTCGCTATCGAATTCGGGATAGGTAGTCACACTGGCATTGGCATAATGGCGCATGGGCTGAATATCCCCAAACTTGCAGTGCTTCCAGAAGCGGTCCGCCATCGCCCGCAGCTTTTGGGTCGTGTCGGCGTCGTGCGCCAGGGAGATGGTCGTGCGCGTGCTGGTCACTGCGCGGCGGTATAGCTCTCCTTGAATGTAAGTGGAGAACCCCAATTGCCGACTTTTGAGGATAAGATCACGCCCTGTTCGGTTTGCGTGAAAATGCGCCTGTGCCTTATTCCATACAAAACGCCTGAGCCGTTTCTGCTTGTCCAGAATTCGCAGGAACTTCTCGGCAAAGAGCGCGGGGTCAGTCGCTATCTGTTTCGGCGTCAGGGTCTTCGTCGGCATCTATAAAATCTTTCCATACCATCCGCCCGCCTTCGGTTACATCAACCTTCATGGGTTGCGGAACTTTTCCAAGCATTCGATCCAGTATCTCGGAGTGATCTTTGGGGTTGCGGGAAAAGAACATGCGGCGCAACATGTGTACGATGCGCTGCGCCTTTATGCCCCCAGGGTCAACAACCTCCTCATTCGATAACTCAAAAAGCAACTCAGCCATCTCGCGTTGGGATTTTGGAATGGAAGGACGTCCCTTGCGATTTATGCGCGGGTCGCCTTTCTTGAAGGGTACACCAGGGATTTTCTTTTGCTGTTTCTTCGCTGTTTTACTGCTTGCCATTCGTTCTCTTTCCTGTGTCCAGGCGCTTGATTTCGAGGGAGTCATATTTCAAAATCACCTACTTCAAAATCTTCGGTTTGTTTCTTGGATTTTACTACCTTTACAGGGACGGCGGCAATTTCAAGAGACGCGCCAGACCGCTTGGCTTCCATCATTTTCGTGGCCGTCTGTATGGCTGTCTCCGGCAAATCAAGAATCAACCTAATCCCCCCATCTGCAAGAGTCTGCACCCTTGCCACTTGTGCCGTAAAACGGATAACTTTTTCTGCGTTAGATTTAGGCTTGCTTTTTGCCATACTCACATTTTACACCCATTTCATAGCAAAACGGCCCGCTTCAGTCGGGCCGTCCGCTTTGTTCAAGGAGTCTTACTAGGTCTTACAACCTGAATTTTACCACCCGCACGGGAGCCGTCAAGAGGGGAAATTGGGAGGCTCAAAAAGCTTGACAGTTTCATATAAACTTTGATATAATTCTGCTTGTAATCACTCCACCTTCAGAATTCAATAAGGAGAAAATCATGACAAAGTCTCAAATCTACGGAATGCTCAAAATTCCACCGCAAGGCTGAACGCGCTTATCTCTCAGTCGGCAAACTTCATCAAGCCGCGGCGGCCCGCCAAAAGCGGACTCAATTGCTCTGCCAGTTGAAGGATGCAATCATAGACGAAAAAGTCTCTGATTACGAAACCCGAATGGTACAGGAAATGAGTGAAAGTATTCTAAATACAGATCCCGAAAGGAATTAACCATGCCCAAACTCACCCTCAAGAAATCAAAGACCCTCGCCCCCATCTACGGTCTTGACCCTGAGACTACCCGCCGACTCTTTGCCGGCGTCCCAAATCGCCAGCGTAACAACTTCCTCAAGGCTCTGCTCCGCCACGCGGCGACCATGCCTACTTACGAAAAGCTGGCCGCTATCCAAGCCGAGCGATTGGTGGCACTGAAAGCGAGCGCGGAATGAACGAAAAAAAACACTGCGCCTGCTGGATTGCAGAAACGGGCGGCCTAATCGAAGGTGACTGGACAGACGAAGAGACCGCCCGCGCCGATGCCAAGTTACTGCGTGAGAAAATTAACCGCGTGGCTTGGGCCGAAGACTCCGAACATAGTCGAATTGATGAGGAGGATAAGCCATGAGGAAAAGAGCGTTCTCCAAGAGCGGCGGCACACTCAAGCATTCAACTGGACTCATGAAGAAAACCTATATGGACTTCGTGCTCACTTTTCGCGATGGATTGAAAAACTCCCAGCGCGAAATCATGACCGAAGGTACAAGACAATGGGTGCTGGCCGAGATCAAGAGGCTCTCCCCCGACTACCATGAATGGTATGACAAGGTTTATAGGCTACGTGCGGATGATAAGCATGAAGAATACGAGCGGGCAATCAGGGAAAAGTATTACCAGCTTACCGACCCTGCCCTATTCCGCGTGTCGCTGTTCAACCGAAAAGCCAGACTTCTCATGGCGCTAAATTCATGGGGATCGCCTAATGCTGAGAGGGAAGAAATGATGAACGAGTTATTGGAATTACAGGGATTGATCGATAGCCTGGATGAGGAGAGTGTGAGATGAAAGACGAAGGTTCCAAATCTGAAAAAGAAACCATCGTCACCACCGCTGAGTATCGCGGATTCTTCATCCGCTACACTTCCCTTGACCGTCTGCTGGTTACGATTTACACCAATACCTACCCGGTAACGGATTTGAAAGCGGCCAAGAAGATGATCGACGATACAATTGCCGCGAAAGTCAATTAAATCAATCCGCTCCATCAACTGTAACGATGGAGCGGTACAACAGGAGGAGAACCATTTTCACCCAAGAGAAGGTTCCCTCCAAATATAACACAAAATTGGAGGTACGGAATGTCAGAACAAGAGAATAGACTGGCAGTATTGAAATCCCCCATCCTGGCGAAGACAGTTGTTAGGCGCGGGGATGGGTATGAGGTGATCGTTGTCCATGAAGGCGCGACTCAAAAAGAGTTCTATCGGGTCTACGGATGCCAAGCCCGACGCAGTCCCCGCAAAGCGTGGAAGTTTACGCGGGATTTTGAGCGTGACCTTTCGCCGCAGTACCATCACGACTACCAAACCTTCCTGGCTCATTATTGCCAGAGCCAGGGCGCAGAGATCCTTTTCAGCCGTGTTTACAAGCCACGCATCCTTTCCTTTCTCACTCAAAAGACGGCTCTCACGCCGTCGGTAAACCCAAATATATCGATGAAAACCATGTGGGATATGAAGGATAAGGCAAATGGGCTGTATAAGGCACAACCACGGAAGGGCTTTTATGCCAACTTGCGGGATCGGAACATGGACACCCTGCCTACCCAATCAGAGGATGAGGTGCATGTATATCTTGACGATTGCCCTACCTGCGGGAACCGCCATCAAGTAGCCCATTGGCCGGGCGGGAAGATCACCTGCACGGATTATATTGAGACGAAAAAGAATCCAGCCCTGCGATACAAGGGTATGCGGGATAAGGCGTTCGTATTTGGGATTGGGAGGTGGTGAGATGAACAACCCCAACGAACGCCCGCTTACAGAACTCGAGCGCAGCATCCACGAATTTGTCACCCTGCGCAGCGGAAAGATCAACGCAACGGATGTCTTGCTTGAGTTCGCAGGCGATGAACAGACGCCGGCCATGGGAGAGATTAGAAAAGACGTAGCCCTAGCAGTCTACTACCTGATGCTTCATGGGTATATCGCCTGGAACAACGACAACGGGATATTGACCGCAAAGGAAGTACCGCTCCAAGAGGCCAACACGGATTACCGCAATGCGAAGGGCGCGATCCTGTGGCCGGACGGCGAGAAAGCAGAGGATGTGGTGAGAAGGATGAGAGGAGAATAGCCGTGAGCAAGAGACTGCCCCAAAATTTCAACGATCTGCTGATTGATGCCATCTTCAAAACAGACATTGAAGAGCGGGAACTTGTGGCCTACGAAGTGGAATTAGGCTTATCTCAACTATGGCCCCGTATGCTGGGACGCGGGTTGAACCCCCTTGCCTTGTTCGTGGTCTCCCTTGTGGACGCTGAAAGCTATCTTGTGATGAGGGGGGAGGTTTTGCTACATGGAAGCCTAAAGGAATGCGCCCGGTTCGTGAAATCCTACCGCCCGGAGTTCTTCAATGAGATTTACTAAATTAGATTCCTTCTCTTGTGAGTTGCTATTGCGTGTATTATGGATTTTGAAACTCCGAATTCTTTTGCAAGTTGTCGGCAGTTTTCTCCGCCCCTACCCCATGCGGCGTATCGCCGGCGTATCTCAATTACCTGCTCATCCGTCAACTTGTATCGATACTTTCTTGGCTTTGGTGGAGTTAGTGGACGATATTTTTTATTCCTCCCTTTCATTGCCTTGTCTTGCATATTATCTTTATGAGTACCAAGAAACAGATGTTCTGGATTTACACACGGCGGATTGTCGCAATGATGGAGAACTCCCATCCCTTGCGGGATCTCTACAAAATTCAGAATCCATGAGATGCGATGTGCTTTATGTTGTTTTCCGTCAAGCCGAAAACTGCCATACCCATCTCCCTCTCTTCCAGCAGTCCATTCCCAGCAACGTGTTCCATTGTAAAAAACATTGGAGCGCTCCTTGTCCACCTTTCCCCAAAAACGGATTAGATCATACTCTGTTAGAATGTTCATATCAATGCGCCTCCATTGCGCTTGGTCAAACCCCGGCCGTCTCAAGCGGTGCGGGGACTTTTGCAAAGTATAGCACAAACCAATCAAAATTGTGGACAAATTTGGAAGATATGGGGATAACCGCCATTCTGCTTGTGGGAAACTTGCCTAAAAATGTTGATAAACTGTTTATAAGTTACCGCCCAAATGTTGACGGAAAAACACCTCAAAACTCCCTGTGGGCAATTTATCAACACCCTGTGGGTAAGTCCAATAGTTATCCCCAAAGTTATCAACAAGCGGATTGTCTTCCGTATAGCGACCCATTCCTCTACTTAAAGAGTGGTCGAGACGGCGGGAATCACAGAAGTTACCCACAGTATCCACACCCCCTACTAATACTACGAATCCATATAAAATATACATATATGATGATTGATTGAAAGAGGCGACCCAATGAAAACAAAAACCGATCCCGACTCCACCTGGCAAGGAAACGTCCGAGCGGCCAATGAAGCGCTCAGTACCCTTGAAGCGTCCATTGCCGAATTGACAAAATACAGAGACAACGCAACGGCGGAAATTTCAAAATATTTGCGTGTTGATTCTTTGAAAGGCATTGAACTTGATCCAGATGCAATTCGCGCCACGCTTACACGTCCCTATACCCTGTTCCCAATCAACGAAAACGAGGCGTGGCTCATTCACTGGCGCGGCGTGAAGATGCCGATCTTCGGATGGGTGGTAGGATCGTGGATGGTCAAGGTCGCTATAAAGTCAACCAGGAAGAGATCAACCGACTCCGCGCACTGAGCGGATTGAGGAGATAAAAGGAGAACCGCATGGCACTAATCACCACCAAACCCCTATCCCGAACTGAAAGCTACTTTCTTGTGAATTGGCTGCGGGAGAAAAAACAGGTCGAAGAGAAAACCTACGACTCGTATTATTTCGCCACATTCAACATCCCCGGAGTCATCCGAGAACTCGCAGGCCATGGGATCATAGTAACCGAGAAGGAAGTGCTGTTTGCCACGAGGCGGATTATGGGAGGACGACCATGAGTAATAAATACAACGCGCTCAAAACCGAAGTAGACGGATTTATCTTTGATAGTAGGCGCGAAGCTAAACGATATTCCGAACTAAAGTTACTGGAAAAGGCCGGATTGATCCGTCAACTCGAATTGCAACCAGCGTTTGAATTGTTGGTAAAGACAGGAAAATCAGTAGGCAAATATAAGGCCGACTTTCGATACTACGACCTGGAAAAGAAGCAATGGGTCATAGAGGATGCTAAGGGCGTAAGAACGCCTGTTTACACCTTGAAAAAGAAGATTGTTGAGGAAGTCTACGACATAAAGATTATCGAAGTGTGAGGCGTGATATATGTAGGGTAGAAAAACCATTGATTACCGACCTGAAACCTGCCCGAAAGAATAGCCCTATGGTCAAATTAAAATCTGCCCCAATCCCGCGCCATGCCTGCCTTCCATGCGGCGCGATAGTAGGGGGCGCCCTGGTCGCCATGGCTACGGCAGCCTGCGTGACGCTGGGGTATTTATATGTCGTGCTGGCGTTTTGAAAGAGCCTCTGATGAATCTTCTCTCCCATACCGATCCAGTATTCTTTCTGAACGCCGATAAGGACAGTCCGCTGTGGGGGACACAACAGGATATTTTAGTTTGGTTGGAAAAGTGGCATGAGGATAACTGCCCAACCCGCGCCGGCATGGAAAGGCGCGAACAGGCGGAAAGCAGAATAAAGGAACACAACCGCAAGGCTGTTTTGCGATCTAAAGCCAGGCAGATGAGGGAAATACTTGACAAGTGACTCCCCGTGAGTATAATAGAGAAAACCACATAGAAAGAGAGAAAAACACATGCTCACAGACAAACCGCTTACCCACTCAGAAAGCAAGTTGCTCGTCCGCTGGCTCCGCGCCAGCAAAGGGGTATCCGAAGATACCTTCCCGCTGGATTATTTCTATAAAATCTCTGTCTCGGAGATCGTTGAGAGATTGAAACAGGAGAGGATTCAGGTCAAGGAACAGGAGATTTTAGCCGGCGTCCGTCGCCTGGTGGTTGCGTGAAATTCATTCTCTCCCTGCTCCATGATCCCCTCTGGCGCGTGATGTTCCTGCCGCTCAGGAAATACGCACCGAGATCACCCCGCCGATATTTGGGGTTGCAAACTGAAAGAGTGGATGGATGGATGGGATACGGGATTACTGAGGAAACAAAAATAGAAAGGATTTGAAAAAGATGAATACTGCACAAGGTTTACTTTCCGCGTTTTTTCCACTGATAGGCATGGGCATCGTGCCGTTTGTGGTAGTACATATCGCAAATAAAGAAGAGACCTCGAAAGCATGGGCACTCTTGGTATTCTTAATCTTGACCTACCTCGGCCTTTTCGTTTTATTGAGCTAACATGAGATGGTTGATGGCGAAATTCGCCGCATTTTTTGGCCTGTTCTTGTGGCTGCAAATGGCCTTCCCTGGCGATTTGGTTGGCGCACTGGATAACAACACGAATCATGTCCCCACCATAGAAGGGGATTTCGGAAGCGCAGAAGGAATGATATTCACGTTTATTATGATCTTTGCGATGGTTATGGTTGTGACCGTGGGCTTGGGTATCTGGAATATCTTCCGCACCCGCCAGGCAAAGAAAGACATTCAAGCCGCTTACGGTGTTTCGGGAGAAAGCGACGAGGACGAAACACCCATGCAGTATTTCGAGAGAACGACGAAGGAAAAGAGGAAATAATGAACGATACTAATAAACCCACCATGAAAGATGCCTGGGATACAGTTGAGGAAAATCTGGCCCGCTTTACGGTTGGCCTTTTCAGGAAAGCCCCCCAGGCCGAAAAGAAGCCCTCACGCATGAATCTGTATCTGATTGGCGCAGCGTCCTTTCTCATGCTCACCTTGCTTGATTTTATTGCCGGAATAATCACGGGAACACTGACAAACTTCCTGTATGGTTTTCTGGTTGTAGCTATCGGCGTAGGAAGCCTTGCCATTGCTGAACTTGGTTACTTCTTCCCCTTCGCGGGCTGGTGGCAAAAAGCAATCGCAGTGATAGACGGAATAATCAGCATCGCATCTACACTCACAATCGGCATCCTGGCCGCGGTTGTTTATGCGGTAGAAAAGTTCAATATCTTCTCGTTCGGCGAGTCTATCTTTGTTGTGGAAATTGGCTTGATGGCCCTGCTTGTCTTGATCGGCGCGACTCACGCTGTTTGCTGGATCGCTTATGTTCTGATCGACAAGGGTATCCAGATGAACCAAGCCCATCAGAACAAGGTAGCTGAAAGTGACATGCTCCAAAAGGGCTTTGACTTGGCGGCCAGCTTGGTGAAAAAACAACTCACCACAGGGCAGCAATTCAAAAATATGGTGGATCAGAACAAGGGCGGATTGCTTCAAGCCAACCTGAAAGAAATTACAGGACAGAATTTAGACCTTGAATTCCAAGACAAAAACAACGGCAACCACCCTCAATAGCGGTTCCTGAAAGCCAGACAGAGACCGCGAATCGCCAAGGCGAGACAATTCCAGCCCCACAAGAGGCTGGAATTTCGCTTTCCAATCCACCGGAGCGCGCCACTAATAACGAAAATAGGGAAGTGGAGGGTTGGCTTGCGACACTTGGAAGGAACGCCACTAATGCAACTAACTATGCAACTAACCCAAAAATTAGTGGAGCATGGGTGGAATTGGTCAAGGTGAAGAAATGGTACTCAATGCGCCTTATGCGATGGGACGCAACTAACAAAAGGAAAGTTTATGTCAAATACATCGGAACTCTCAAAAAATGCAAAGAAGATGCAGTCTACTCGGCCGAAGCCTACCGACTTGAAAAGCGAAGATTTACAGTTAGTGGCGGAAAGACTGGCCTTGATCCAGGGCCATATCAGCCACATGCCGACTATTTGCATTAGTGGCGCGACTGTTATGAACGGCTTTTTGTTAGTTGCGTTGAAGGTGAATGGGCACGAATTTTCAATAGAAAATGGCATTTGGATGCTGGACAAAAAAGATGTCACAATTTATTAGTTGCGTGGTATACTGGTTCTATCTCACAGTTGACTTTCGGGCGTTTTGTTTTCCTAGCCAAAAAGCCGTCTACCTGAAGCGTCCGAGTCACTGTGAGAGGTACTAGGAAGTCAGGCAGGCGGCTCTTTGTTTAGGAGTGACCATGAAAGAAATACCGCTTACACAAGGGAAAGTCGCACTGGTTGATGATGATGTGTTTGAATTCCTCAACCAGTGGATATGGCATACACAGAAAGATAAAAATAGATTCTATGCTGTGCGGAAAGAAGGCAAATTTCCATCCAGAAAAGCGATAAAGATGCACAGAATAATCATGAATGCACCTAATGGCATGGAAGTCGATCATTGGGACGGAGATGGACTAAACAATCAACGGAATAATTTGCGAATATGCACAAAGGCGCAGAATCAGCATAATCGAAGAAAGAATGCTAATAACACCAGCGGTTACAAAGGCGTGAGCTTTGATAAAAAGAGTGGAAAATTTAGGGCATACATAAATATCAACGGCAAGCGAACTAATCTTGGTTTTTTCACCGACCCTATCGCCGCCGCCAATACTTACAACCAAGCGGCCTGCAAAAGTCATGGCGAGTTTGCAAAGATTAACCTTTTAGAACAGAGACCAGAATGAAAATTAGGTTTTATTTTTTTATCCTTGTTATTCCAGTTATCGCTTGCGGTATCCAGTATGGAGGAAGTGCAAGTCCTGTGCCTGAATACCCTGCACCAATAGCGGTTCCTACGCCTATACACGGTTATGTCGTAGTTGGTGATGTCAACGTCCGCTCCTGTCCCTCCACTGCCTGCGGCGTGGTGGGCTATAAATACGCAGGCGAGGTTGTCACAGCTGATTGTGAAGGAAGCTGGTGCAAGGTCGATACTGGCTGGGTATATGCGCCTTGCCTCGGAATGGAAGGAGTCTGTAAGTGAGCGATCAATTCATCAACATCGTGGAGATTTTCTGGATTCATCTCTTCATTCTCGCCATCCTGCTCAATAGCCTGATCGATCCCGAACCAAACCAGGCAGCGCAACATCCGCCCATAACCCTAAGCTCCTATGGGCAAGACTCCATTCTGTATCATCTACCCAAGAGGTAATCATGGACTATTCCTCCGCCTACTCCCTGTCCCGCGATCTGCTCAAACGCATCGCCCCGGCTTGCCTGCGGATTGAGACCGTCGGCTCCGTCAAACGGGGCGACCCGAAGGCATGTGCCAATGGAGTACATGACATAGAATTTCTCATCATCCCCGATCCCGCTCGTATACCACCCGTGTTCGGTGCGGGAACAAACCAGCCAAAGAACAAACTCGAAAGGCTAATAGCCGATCTCAAAGCGGATGGAATAATCAGTGACCCGCAGTATGTACGCAAGGCTGAGGGTGAGAGGTATAAAAAGTATGCCATCGTGGGCCATGAGTATACAGACTCCGAGACAAAACTCCCTAAGGATTTCTGCGTTGAGTTCTGGATCGTCACGGCCTGCACCTGGGCCGTTCAGAATGTGATCCGAACGGGTCCGAGCGCCTTTTCCCAAAGGTTTGTAACCCCTGATAATCAGATGTGCTTTCATAAGCCAAGCGGCAAGACTTATAAGGGATTGCTGCCTGCATATTACGAGTACGTCAGGAATGAAGATCGGGACGCAGATTCAACACAAATCAGGGTGAGAAGCACAAAGGAACCGATTAAACTGAATGAGGAAAAGGACGCCATCAGGCTACTGGGGTTGAGGCCGGAGAGTGATTACTGGATACCAGCAGACGAAAGATATATGTATATTTGACAAAGTTGTATAAATTGCGATATAATGAGTTATACAAGTCGAGTAGTATAATTCTATGTTCTACCGCCCCTTGCTAAAGAAGGTTTCCAATGAATAAAATTTTATACAAAGCATTTGAGAAAGCAAAAAGTGAAGGTCGCGTTTGTCGTCGATGTGGCTGGATGATTACTAAGAAAAATTGGGCAAAGGGTTTTCTTCTTTGTGCGGGTTGCTGGAGCGCACTTCAAGGTGTAAATGTATCAAGTGGCTGGCATCAACCACAGCAAGAGAAAATAGATATAACTGGTGAGGCGTTATGATGTTTACTAAGCAATTTAATATATCTGTGCGTTGTGTTCGTTGTAATGCAAAGTTGGATTGTGCCTTACGCGAATCTGATGAGCATGATCTTGTCGTGTTAGTTGATCGCCATAATTGTCACGCGGTAGAACACAGCGTGCAGCCGACTCCTGAAAGCGGGCGCGAATTGCCCGTCGAGTCAAATGATAGCGAAGGTTCTGCGCCCGCAATCAGCGGCTAACGCAAACCGTTAGACCCCTTCGTGAGAATAGCAAAGGTATCATGCAAACAAACGTAATCCACACAGGCGATTCAGCCGAAGTCCTAAAGTCATTCCCCGATGGGTGTATTGATCTGTCTGTGCAATCCCCGCCTTATGATAGCCTGAGAGAATACAACGGCTTCAAGTTTGATTTTGAAACTATCGCAAGTCAGTTATATCGAGTTACTAAAAAAGGTGGCGTTTGCGTTTGGGTCGTAAGTGATGGCACGGTAAACGGTTCTGAAACAGGCACATCATTTAGACAAGCACTTTATTTCATGGAGTGTGGTTTCAATCTTCACGATACTATGATTTACGAAAAAGATAGTTTGAACATGCCACAATCAAACAGGTACTATCAGGTTTCAGAGTATATGTTTGTATTCAGCAAGGGAAGCCCTAAAACAGCAAATCTCTTGCAAGAGAAAACTATCCATCGTGGCAATAATCATTCGTCAACCACAAGGCAGGTAGATGGCACATTGAAAAATCATAAATACGAAACTGGAAAAGCCACAAGAAACAAAGGTAATGTTTGGCGTTTTGGCGCAGGGTATATGAAATCAACAACAGATAAGCAAGCCTTTGAGCATCCCGCCATGTTTCCAGAAGCACTTGCCAGGGATCATATAGAAACTTGGTCAAATGAAAATGATATTGTGCTTGACTGTTTCGCTGGCAGTGGCACTACTTTGAAAATGGCAAAGATGTTATCCCGTCAATACATTGGTATCGAGATAAGCCCTGAATATGTCACACTTGCAGAGAAGCGGTTACTTGCAACCAATGTACCACTCTTCGGGCAAGGGCGGGGTCTAACACTGCCTGCACCTGACGGGGGGGATTCTGCGCACTCCCAAGCATTATCCACGCCCGATATGTTTTCTGCTATCGAGCATGAGCCTACGCCCGCCCCCCGCAGGTAAGGCTTACCGTTATGCGCCTTCGGGCAAAGGAGTCAGTTATGGATACAGGTCAAGGAAGGTTTGAACAAATCAATGCCGCAACC